CGGGAGGCTTGAACGGGTTTAAGAAAGCACTTCGCCACTTCATCGCCGCGCAGCATGAGCATACCCAGGAGTTCTTTAAGAAGAACGGTATCACCCATGTGGTCGTCGCCCGCGGCATGTGGGTGGTCGGGCCAGACGAGCATACCGTGTCGAAGATCAAGCTGCAGCCGGCCAGTTCGTTCTCGACCTCTGTGGAAGTGGCCAAGCATTTCGCCGGCCACTCCGGGTCGCTGCTTTTGGCGCGAGTGCCAGTCTCGCAGGTGCTTGGCACCCACCGCTCCGGCTTTGGCTGCACCAACGAGCACGAGGTAGTTCTGCTCAACCACCCGAAAACTCAGGTCGTCCACGTAAAATCGTCCGAGGTCACGAGCATAAACGACTTCATCGACAACGCCAAATAAGGAGAAACATGAAAACATCCGCCGAGATCCTCAGGCCCGACGCTGAGTCTGCCGACGCAGACTGGACCAAGCGGAGCTGGGACCTGCCACCCTACAAGTCACCGGAGTTCGACAAACTCTACCCAGACCTCGACACTTTCCGGAAGCGGCCGGTCTACCAGCATGCCGTGGCCGCCGGCCTGATCGTCGATGACGAGTGGGCCGGTCCTGATTCTGACGACGATCAACCTGACGAAGAATGACATGACCAAGCACATCCACATCCACCTGCCCTCTCGCAAGACCAAGACCGGCGACGCAGTCAAGCATGACCCGAGTAATGGCCAGTTCACCTCAGGCGTCGGTGGCGGTAATGCAGCCCACCACGAAGCCCGCGCTGAGGAGCACCGGAACAACTTGCTGACGGAGCAGGATGACAGCCGGATACCCCACCACGCCGAGGCGATGGCCCACCACCTGCGCGCTGCCCACGAACTACGAAAGCGGGAAGACCTTGGCGCCGGTGGCGACAAGCACGCCCACGCTTCTCTGCAAGCCGCCGCCGAGGCGAACGCGAAGGCCGCCACGCAGGCCGAGAGCAAACTAGTGCCATCAAAAAAGCCGACGACGTCTGAGCGTCAGGCCATGCTGCGTGAGATGGGCAGCCCGCGCCACTCCGGCCGCATCCCCAAGTAAGCAACAGAGGACAGTCAGATGGCCAAGCAATCAATCAAGGGTGCCGTGCAGCAGGCAGTGCGAGACGAGAAGAAAGCGGTGGCCGGGCATCCGACCTATGACTCGTTTGTCAACTTCGCTCACAAGCTGGGAGTGGGCGCCGACAACATCCTGTCGTCGAGTAGCTACGGATTCAACCCGATCACTCGGGACCGGATGAAGCTGGAGTGGATTCACCGCGGCAGCTGGCTCGGCGGTCTGGCTGTTGACGTGGTGGCTGATGACATGACCCGCAAGGGCATTGAGTACGTTACCGAGCTCGACCCTGACAGCGCCAGCCGGCTCGACATGTATGCAACTGCCCTGCACACGTGGGAGCACATCAACGAGTGCATTCGTTGGGCCCGGCTTTACGGTGGCTGCATTGCAGTTGTATTGATTGACGGTCATAACAGCAAAGACCCGCTGCGCATTGACGCCGTGGGGCCGGGTTCCTACAAAGGGTTGCTCGTGCTTGATCGCTGGATGGTCGAGCCTATCCTCGACGACCTCGTCACCGAACTAGGCCCGCATCTGGGGCTGCCACGCTACTACCGCGTCCAAAGCAATGCCCCGGCGCTGCGCAGTCAGTTGATCCACTACACTCGCGTGGCCCTTCGCCTGGTGGGTGTGCCCCTCCCCTACAACCAGCAACTCACAGAGAACCTGTGGGGCATTTCTGTTCTGGAGCGACTCTACGATCGGATGATCGGCTTCGACGCAGCCACGACAGGCGCCAGCCAGCTCGTGAACAAGGCCTACCTGAGGACGCTGAGCGTAGACGGCTTGCGGGAGATTGTCAGCAGCGGCGGGAAAGCCCTGGAAGGACTGATCAGCTATACAGACATGATGCGGCGCTTCCAAGGTATTGAGGGCATCACGCTGCTTGACGTCAAGGACAAGTTCGAGGTGCAGTCCGGTCAGGCGTTCAGCGGTATCAGCGACGTCCTGGTCCAGCTTGGTCAGCAACTCTCCGGCGCCTTGCAGATCCCCCTGGTGCGCCTGTTCGGCCAATCACCGACGGGCTTGAATTCAACGGGCGAGTCTGACCTGCGGATGTACTACGATCACATCAGCAACCAGCAAGATCGCCACCTTTACCACGGCGTCCATCTGATCTACCGCTTGATGGCGGCTGGCGCCGACGTCAAGTTGCCGCCAAACTTCGCGTTGGCCTTTAGCAGCCTGCGCGACCTGAGCGATACGGAGAAAGCTGACCTGTCCTCCAAGGTGGTAGAGGCCGTCACGAAGGCTCACGACTCGTCGCTGATCTCTGACCGCGCGGCGATGCAGGAACTTCGCCAGTCGAGCCGGACCACCGGCATCTTCACCAACATCACCCCGGAGCAGATCGAAGCCGCGGACGATCAGATCACCCCACCACCGGAAGCCGGTGGGCTCCTCGACGGCATGGGCGGATTCACTGGGCAGCCGCCCGAAGGACAAGACGATGGCAGCGAAGAAGTTCGACCGAACGGGGAAGCGCAACCGGTTCAACAAAGCCCGCGCCGCCGAGTCGTGGTACAACAGCCAACTCCGGGCGGTAGCAAAGCAGGTTAAGACTCTCGTCAAGGGCATGGTGGCCACTGGCCAGATCGACGCCGACAAGCTGCGAGATGCGCTCAAGGCCTACGCCGTGATGATCAAGCCGTGGGCGGTGAGCGTGGCCACATATATGGTGGCTGACGTCGGCCGGCGGAACCTGAAGCAGTGGCGGGAGTTGAGCCGGGAGATTGGGACCGGCCTGCGTGCTGAGATCGAGTCAGCCCCCACCGGGGCGCTACTTCACCAGCTGATGGAGGAGAATGTTCACCTGATCACGAGCCTGCCGTCCGAGGCCGCTGACAAGGTCCACGAGATGATCATCGACAACCTGTCTAAGGGCGTGCGATCCTCGACCTTCATCCCGAAGCTGCTGGAGATGGGGGACATCACCGAGGCCCGCGCTCGCACGATCGCTCGCACCGAGACTGCCCGCGCGGCCAATGGCCTGACCCGTGTCCGGGCGGCCCACGCGGGAAGCGAGGGCTACATCTGGCGCACTAGCAAGGACGGCGACGTCAGAGAAAGCCACAAGGAGATGGAGGGGGCCTACGTTCGCTGGGATACCGTACCCACTCTCTCCGATGGCACCAAGACCCACGCCGGCGAAATCTACAACTGCCGCTGCTTCGCTGAACCCATTTTTCCGGAGAACTGACTATGTCTGCACCCGTCAATCAATTCACTCTGTCGGCCCTTGTGGCTGGCGATACCTGGCGTGGCATCGGGCTGATTGGCCCGATCACGATCGACGGCCAGGCACCCACCTCGGCTATCGTCTCCGCCCGCATGTCCTTTCGACGTGATTATCGAGATGTCACTCCCGCTTACGTCTTGACCACCGGCACCCCGCCGGTCGGCCAGGGGCAGTTGACTATCCTCGACGCCGTGGCCTGGACTCTGTCCGCCCCTTCGCAGCCCCTCCCCCTCCCACCACAGGTTTGGTTCTGGCAGCTTGAGGCCACAGACGCCACCTCGAAAGTCTGGACCGCCCTTGGTGGCTCCATCGAAGTCTCCCCCGACATCACTTACTAAAGGATCACTATGACTGCTATCAGCGTGCCAGTTCAGGAGTCGGCACCTCAAGTGGGCGCCCCTGTGTTTGAGGCCGGCGCCGCCGCGGTGGCTGTCGATTTTGGACTGATTGACAGCGGCCCTATCCGCCTGGGATCAGTCGGCGCGGCGAACAACCTCAGTAACATCGACGACCCGACGCTGTTCGGCGTCATCCCCAAACTGCGCGAGATGGGCTTCGCGTGGTTCTCTGGCTTGGTGGCCTTCGACGACAACGTCAAGTATGGCCCCGGTAAATGGGACAACGCGGCCCTGATCCAGACGTTTGACCCGGGACTCAACCGCTATACCTACTGTGAGGCGACGCCCTCGGATCGCTTCAAGCGGTTCGCCGCCAGCTTGAGCGCGAACAAGCTCGGACTGGCTCTCTCAGTCGTTGGCGCGATGCCTGGCTACCAAGTCGACGCGATCCCCGACGTTCGACGTCATCCGCCAGGCCCCAACATTCCAGGGAGCATGGACAGGCGCTCGTCCTGGCTGCAATTCAAGAACGTCGGGGTCTACTCAATCCTGACCACCGAGAACGAAATCGGCCACACCCTTGAGCGGGCGCCGAAGGACACAGTCACCAATTCGCAGCAGCAGGCTTTGTCGGCGCTGGCAGTGCAGGAGGCCATCCAGCTCTACCTGGGG